TATCAGCAGTAGCCACACGCAGTTCGGTGTCAAGCAGACGCTTGGCGGTGAACATCAGGGCCGGGGGAACAACCATCTTCTTGGGTTTGGCGGCGATCAGCAGACCACGTTCATCCGTCCAAGCGGCGATCTGAATAACGGCGGCTTCCAAGGAAGTCTCGTTCAGGTCAACTTGGGTGGCGGGGGTGTTGCTGTTGGTACCACCAGACACCAGAGGGTGAGCGGTGTTGAACAGGCTCACACCGTCGCCACCGGGGTAGGACGAGGAGAAACCGTTGTTCAGCACAGCGGCGGCTTTCACCTGCTTGGTGTAAGCCATGGCACGAGCCAGAGCCTTGGTGTAACGAGCAGACAGGCTGTCGTACAGGTTATCTTCGATTGCCTCTTCGGTAATCGAGAAACCCAAGGCGATGGTTTCGTGGGTGTAGCGAGTAGACCATGCCTCTTGTGCGTTGTCATACGCAATGGCACTGCCTTCGTTCTTCACCGGAGCGGCGGAGAAGCCCGACAGTTTGGTTTCCTCTTCAAAAGAACGCTCGGAAGTCTCAGTTTCGTAGATTTCCTTGTGCTCTTCGCCGTAGCGCGAGTACTCCATACCGAACAAAGCGTTCAGACCGGGGAGCAACTCTTTCAGCAGTTGTGCGCGTGAAATAGCCATTTTTTACTCCTTCGATCAGACGCCAACGGGGTTGAGATACTGGTGTCCGCCAGTCACAACGCTAGTGGTGCTGTTGTCGGAGACGACATACGGAGCATTCCACTTCACGATGACTTCGCAGAAGTTACCAGACGAGTTCGCGGTATCGGGCACCACATCAACGATGCGGACGGGCAACGATGCGGTCGTGGTAGCACCAGCGGCGGTGTAAATGGCGACTTTGGAGTCACCAGATGCAGTCGAACCAGTGTTTTGCACGAGTTGAGCGTTGGAACCGATCATGGTGCGACCCAGATAGGCGGGCAGAAGACCCGAGGAGGTGTTATCTGCGGTAGTACCAGCCACGTTCACGACTTTGTACAACTGGTCAGGATCGTCGGCCACAAAGGCGTTGATCGTGGTGCCAGTCGGAGCGGTCGTGCTTGCAGGGTAGTACTGCGAGAAGATCACTTGACCTTGAGCGTTGACATAAGAACAGCCGAGGAACACGCCAACCGGGGTAGCGGTGGTGGTACCGGTGTCCTTTTCGATGGTGCCGCCTGCAACGACTTTCACCACATCGCCATAGAAGATGCTCGTGCCGTAGGCAGAAGCAATGACGAGTTGGCGAGTCGCTCCAGCAAACACCTGACCGCCGATCAAGTTGATCGGCTTCAGCCCGTAGGGGGCCGAGATGGTGGGGTAAGCCATTTATGACTCCTTAAATTTAAGAACCAGACCCGAAAGTGACCTTGGTCTTCTTTTCAGAGAAAAGAGGCATCCGAGGATCATTTTCACGAAGGAAGTTGTTGTCCACCGACTCCATCTGAGCCTTGTTCTGGCCGTCGTACCATTGGGCACGTTGGTTCAGAAACTCTTCAGGAATGCGACAGAGCAACAGCCCGCCCACTTCAATGCCACCTTTAAAGCGGCCTTCAGTAGCGGCGTGCATCATGAGTTCAGGATAATCCTCTGCTTTGCAGGGTTCATATCCCTCACGCAACCTAGAAGAAATGTTGCTGGGATCAGCCGTGCCCATGGTGCTGAGACGAACCCAACGGTGTTTCCACCCGGGACGCTCATCAGGCGTGGGCAAAGTCTCGGGAGGACGCCACGCTTCGGGACGTTTAAACGCCACTTCACGGGTTTCTGCGACACGAGACTTACGATTTTGTTCAACTGTTTCCATTTTCAATTCCTTCCAAGCAAAGCAACCTGTTTAGCGTACTGTTCTGGGGTGATCCCGAGTTTGCGAGCCAACGCAACTTGGGAAGCCTTCAGTTTGACGCGATTTGGCGGGGTACTGCGAGAGGCCGGAGCCACCGGAGTACTCGGTTTTGAAGCACGGCGTGGGGTTTCATCCTCTGCCGGGTCTGACGAGTTCTGTGAAGGATCGTCATCGTCCTCATGGCTCCTGAAGAAATCAGGGAATCGTTTTCGCATGGTCCGGTCGATTTCTTGGAAGTAATCGTCCGTCCCGATATAGTCAGCACCATATTGTCTTTGTAACTTTTTGTCAAGTCCCATCGCCAACATAGTCATTTCGTCGTCAACACCGAACCAGTCGCTGTTCTTGTCGATCCAGCGTTTGGTCTTCGGGCTGACCTTGGGTTCTTCCTGACGAACAGGTTTAAACTCGCCTTCATCTTCCATTTGAAGAGGACGCATCGTCTGCGCTTTGTCCATCTTCAGGGTGGCTCGGGCGACTTCTTCCTGAGCGGTGGCCAGTGCATCTGCATCGCCAGCCTCAAAAGCCTCTTTCATCTTCTTCTTGGCTGAGTCCAGTTCAGTCTGTGCGGCTGACTTGGAGGTCTCAATGAAGACTTCACTGCCCGACTTCAGTTGTTCCTTCAGTCGGCGGTTCTCTTCGTAGACCTTTCTGGCGAACTCTTCTGCGGCCAGACGCTCACGCTCGGCGGCCTCTTTGGCTCGGCGCTCGTCGTGATAACCACGGGTGAATTTCTTGATCCGTTGCTGAACATCCTCGCTATAGGAGGCAAGTTCCTCATCGGTGGGTTCTTTCGGCGGGGGAGCGGCTTTGCGGCCACGATCCTCCGGCGGGGTATCGTCCTCTATCTCAAGTTCGATTTCGTTGCTGGTTTCGGCGTCTTCTTGTTTTTCGGACTTCTCGTCCGGAAACTCAAAGTTTTCACCTCTGAACTGTGTTGCCATTTTCACTCCTTACGATGCACGTGTAATGCCACGGGGGTCTTCAACAACCGCCTCAACCGAGTCATCGTTGATGATTCGGAATTCACGGCCATGAATCTTCAGGCGGGTGCCTGAATTCGGTCGCACGATGACGAAGTCACCCTGCTTGCAAGACGGTCCGCTTGGGAAACGTGTTGCGTCTTTGTAACAGTCGGGGCCAACCTTGACGACAAACAACACGGGGGTCAGGACCTCCTCGTAGTGCATGGTCTTGGAGTCCTTCAGCAGGCCGACCTCGCTGTCCTGATACTCTTCCATCGCCTCGGGGACGACGCAGAGCAAGTGGTAGGTCTTGGGTTCAGGCAGTTGTTTTGCCTTCTCCTCAGCCGGTTTCTTCAAAATACCGGAGAGATCGACGGCCAGAGCCGGGTTGATGTCACTCATCGTCATTCATCCTTTGCACGAGGTCGTTGATTACATGATCTGCGTAGTTGAGACCTCGGATTACTCCGCAGACTTTTTTGTACTCGTCGTACGTGTCGGCACGGCTGGCCGCAAGAAAGGCAACTTGCTCCTGCCGGTACTTTTCAATTTCTTGTTGCACATGCGCTAGGGCATGGATGACATCTTTCAATCTTGGCTCCTCACAGGTTTACGGGCTTGCGCTCGGTCTTTGGCGATTTGCACGCCAAGTCTCGTCCCCTCAAGTTCTTGCTGGGCCGACAGTTTTGCCTTTGCGGTCGCCGAACTGGCGGCAACTTGCATGGCGGCAATCTCTTTCTGAGCGGCAATTCGGGCCTCTTCCACCCGAATGCGATCTGCCTTTTCGGCGGCTTCGATCTGTTGTTTTTGCGCCTTCAGTTGGAGTTCCTGAGCCTTGATCTCCAACTCCTTCATCTGCATTTGGACCACAGGGTCTTGCATCTGCTGTTGGGCTTGCTGTGCCTGAGCCTCTTGGCTGTGCTTCTGGAACAGTTCCTGAGCAGACTTGGCGGCGGCCAGAGCGATCTGGTTGGCCGTCATTTCGTCCAAGTGCTTGGTCTCGTCTTCGCCCGGGAGGACGAAGCCCATGCGCTCTTGCATTTGTTTGCGGTACTCAAATCCAACGTGCTCGTTGATGTGAGCCATCATGGCTTGCTGGAGCATCTGCGCCTGCGGGTTCTGACCAATGATCTGGGCAATCTGCGGGTCTTGCATGGCCATCATGTGGACTTGAATGTGCGCCCGATGATCCTGCTCGATGAACGCCTTCACGGGCTTGCCCATGAGGATGTTCTGGTTCTCTTGCACCGGATCAATCGGGGTCATGTCGTCCTCAATCGGCACCAGTTTGTTGGCGTTCTTGATGCCAAGAACTTCCAGCATTTGGCGGTGCAGAAGAGGCAGGTCATACAACTGGGGCGCAGACTGAGCCAACTGGAGAGCGGCTTGGTACTGCACGACCTTTTGCGCCATGGTGGAGGCGTTGGGATCGCTGACCGGGATCACATCGACATTCTCATAGTCCGACTTACGGGCCATGGGACTGCCTTCTTCCGGCTCGTACGAGTACTCGTCTGGCGCGTAGTCAGCGATGATGTTCTTCAGGAGTTTGAATTCCTGCTTCATGCTGAAGTGCATGCGGGACTGCACGGCACCCATGACTTTGAGTTGGCGCTCAAGTAAAGCCAGCGTCGTGCCCACGGGAGCGTTGGCAGACATGTCGCTGACGTTCATGTCTCCGCTGGAAGCGAAAGCACGACCCTCGGTGACGATCTGCTGGAACAGGGTGTAGAGAACTTGGCTCGGCTCCTTGTACGGGAGCGGCAGGATGTTGTCTCGGATGCTCCCAGAGGGAACGTCTACATCTCGGAATTCTCCGGGGGCAATCGGCGTGTCATCACCTTTAATGCGAAGGCCACGCGATTTAAGTCCGCCGGGGAGGTTAGATAGAGTTCCTGCGTCCACCAATTGACGGATAAGCATGGTCGCCGATTTGGCGTAGCCACCGATGAGGTGGATGAGGCCGTAGCCGTAGAAGCCGAATCCGGGGATGTACTGGTAGTGGACGAAATGTTGTCGCTTGAGGTGGAGTTTGTCGCCTTCATACCAATTCCTTCTGATGGCTAGAACTTTACCCGTTCCTTTCTCGACTGTCACGACGTAGGGCAGGGCAATACCTGTT